ACGTGGCCTGTACGCAATGCCAAGGTGTTATACTTGGAAGTGTGTTGATGACCACCTTGATCGGGTTGGGCTTGCAGTTCTGGAGTTTTGGTTGTGAAGCTTTCATGAAATAAAGACGGGTGTCGATCGGATCCACTTGAGTTCCAGCCTTTTGAACCGTCTTGTACGAAGTGATAGGACTTGATAGCTCGATCACCTAAGCGCGGCGATCGCAGCTCCACTTCATACTCAACGAACAAATCACCAAAAGCAATTGGAGTCTGTGCACCATTGGTGACTGTTGACGCATCCGACAAACTAACAGCAAGGTAACCTAAGTCAGTGGTTCTCAGCTCGCGAACGTCTACGTGTGCCAGTTCAGCGAGTTCACGGACGTACAGTTCCTTGTTGATTTTGCGTGTCGGAAGGATCAAATCACAGTGCTCCCAGACAACAGATGCTTTGGTGTCTGCTGAGTTGAAGAGATACCTAAGGTCGGTGGGTAACTCTTCAGCCGGATCGTAAACCGGTGTCAGCAGAACTCGGCCGTTAGCAAATGTCGACACTTGTGGGACATAACCGAATTTAATTTTCATGAATACATATTTCTCGTACCGCCTGGCGATGGATGACAACCACGGAAATGTCTGTCCGTCACCAGGATTGAGAGGTAGTTTGAGGGGACTAGGGGGAATTTTCTTACCATCCGCATCTTGATAGCCAGCACCAATGCGCTGGTTGTCAATGGTCGAACAGTACTCCCTATGTTTGATCCTCATTCCACCCGATTTTAAAGACTGGATGGTAGGTCTTGTTGTTGTTCTTATTTTTCTATTTTTATTATTATTCGCAACGCTTCGACTTGGTGTGGAGCCAGCGTTAAGGCTTCCACATGCATCATCCGAGTGTTCAAACTATCTGGGTGGACTACACCTGACGGGCACTTGAAACACACAACCTGAGTTAAATAACTCTCCCATATTCCCCACTGAGCGTTCATCTCATTCCTAAGGACGAAATTGGAAATCGATGCCGTAATCAAAGTGGGGTTTTAGTCGCCGCTCATCAACCGTAGCGATGAGGGTCTTCCCTTTCGGGCATTTTTGAAATTACTCCTCCTGTTGAACAGGTGGTACAAGAGCTTTTGAAATAACATCCAGGGTGTTCACAACTGGTATTGGTTTATTCCAGACGATACGTGGCAGGTTGAGTAAATGGTGCTCAATCTGTATTTGTGAACGGGGAGTTATGTTGTAAGCGAGGTAAAAAGATATTCTTTCGCGATTGGTGATTTTCCGATCACGGAGCCGTATTTTCTCGAACGAACGGACTCCGGACCACCAACTTTGCCGAAAGAACTCATCACCTTCCTGTGGAATCCAGGGTGTTGCGCCAGTGGCAAGCCACTTGTAATGAGCGCTCAACACAGGTACACCACGAGTTTGTGATAATCCACACCCGGCGACTGCTCCAACCCATTTGTGAAACACCTTACTACTACTCAAGTTCTTGGTGCTCACTAGGTCAGAATACAAACGCTTGTTCGGGCTAGGAATTAAAACGTACCCATGGTCCTCATTGTACACTGGTTTCCCCTGACAAAATTCTATGTCTTCCATATACGAGGAAATTTTCTCGATCTTCATCGTTAATCCGAATTTCTCGAAATAAGAATGAAGCTCTTGCTTAATTTTGGCTATTTCATTCGAGCTGACGATCAACCAACCATCGTCACCATCATTTCCATAGCGTCCATCAATAGAAAACTTCTTCATGAAAGCAAACATCGCACCACACATTACGATAACATTTCTCAATGAAGTGTTCATATCACCAGACATACCACACCCTTCAGTTTGGTAGCTGATTTTACCTTCCCAATTGAAAAATATTCCCTTATTGTGTAATTGCAAGTCTAGAAGAGTTGCCAAGTTCGGTAGGTCATCAGAAAAACCGACACAAAACTCACGTGTTACCCGGTTTGCACAACGCAACAGATCGACATTAAGGTGCTGGTCGAATCGTGTCGCATCAAGTGTTATACAAACTGGGTCGTGAACTTCACACCATGCTTTATGTATCTCATGACCTCGCTCAACATAATTGAGTCCCTTCTGCA